ATGATATACGTCGAAACTGCCGCGGCTGCTGAGATTTTTTGCGTCTCTTTGAGCGCTCTCAAAGAAGCTACCAGGCGTAATTCCGCTAAATACCCATTCATCCGCATAGAGGGCGCGGGCGCGAGAAGCCGCGGAGGCGTGAAGCTACTGTTTGCGGTGGAGATCGCCGGTGTCGATGCGGCGATAAATATCGGAAAAATAGATAAAGATATAGACGTATACTTGCCAGATAACGCACAAGAGTGCGGATATAGAGCCGTAAAATTTAGCGAATTTTCACGGGCGGATGAGGCCTTTAGGGTAAATTTGGGAAATAACGCATCCGTCCGTCCGTTAAAGTTCGTTAAAGGAGAAGAGTATGGAAGCGGGCGAGATAATAATGCTGCTATCGCTAACGATCTTGTTAGTAGGCGCGATAGGAGCCGTGGGGCTAGTGGTGCTCGGGATACTGGCGCAAGTCAAGGAAATGAGGAAGTAAACGCCGTTTATACGGTCTCTAACCTAGAGGAGTTAAAAAGTGGAAGTATTGGTTTGGATCATAGCGGCGACCTTGCTGCTGGGCGGAAAAATAAAAATCTCGACGCCGTCGCTAATCGTGATCTGCGCCACCATAGTTCTAGTGAAGATAATAGAGCGGCTCTAGCTCGCAAAGCCCTAGATAAGTCAGAAGTCCTAGGCTACGCCAAGCTATACGGCGTAAAGGCCGCGGCGCAGGCTTTCGGGGCAAAAGAAAAGAGCATATACCGCTGGCAAAAAGAGTTTGCCCAAAAAGGCGGCGAGGCCTTGGAAGATAAAAGAGGCGGGACGTCGAAAGCTAACGTAAAAATGATAAAGGACGCGATACTGTCCATCGGAACGGCGCAAAAGACTAGCTGGTGGATGGAATACTGCCGCAGATACGCGCTATCTAAGGGGCTATATTTTGATATGTTCGCGCCTCTTAGCGCCGATATTAGCCGCTCGACCTTTTTGCGCCACGCTTCAAATATAGCCAGCAAGGACTACGAGGTCAGGACCTTTTTACGCGCGGGCAGGGACGGACTAAACACAAACATATCCATAAAACGCAACTACCTCAAGGTAAACGAGGAGTGGCAAGTAGACGCTACTCCGTATGATTTCATGTGCCTTGACGAAAATGGCGAGCCTGTGCGCTATACGGCCGTGGGCATCATAGACGTAGGCGGCGAAATGCGCGTATACGACCTGTGCGACAGTCCTAACGGATATGCCAACGTGCGGCTTTTGAAAAAAGCGCTTAAAGAGATGGGGCGACCAGGATACATAAAAGGCGACCATGGAAAGGACTATGTGGGTAAGCACTTCCAAGGGGTGCTAAAGCGCCTTGGGGTGCAATACGCAAAAGCGCCTAAATTTACCGGCAAGGCAAAAGGAAAGATAGAAAGATGTCATAAGGAGATACAGGATTTCTTCGAGGGTTTACCGGGCTTTTTAGGCCATAACGTAGGCGATAGGGCGCTGAGGGAAAAGCAAGCCGAGGATAAGGCCGCGATGCTAAGCGGAGCTAAAACCAACATCAAAAACCTAATGACGCGCGATCAGATGCAAACGATGATGGATAGGTGGTGCGAGAGCTTCAAAGGAAGCGAAGAGATAGAGGAATTCAGCTTTGACGAAAGGGTTTTCGGAAGAAGCGAAGAAAAAATCTTGCAGGCCGAGGGATTTAGCATAAACGGGCTTAAATTTACCGACCTTGAAGTGTTTAGGCACGCAAAAATAGGCGATAGGCTCGAAACCATCGAAAATATAGACGACGCCAGCGTCTATCACGTCTATAAAGACGGAGAGTATATCTGCGACGTGGTGAATCAAGACGTAGCCAAAATGTCCGCCGAAGAGGTCAAGGCGGCGCAAAAAGAATACGAAAAGCGCGTTATCCGCCCGACCAAAGCGTATATCCGCTCGCTACAAAACGAGAAGGACGGATACTATAAGGCCGATGCCGAAAGAAGACTCAAAGAGGCAAGAAAAGGCAAGGCCGAGGTTATTAAAAAGGATGAAGCCAAGGTGGTGAGCAAGATAGAGCAAGAGGCCTCCGTAGGAAACAACGTCATCTACCTACCCGATCCCGCGGACGCGATCAAGAGCTTAGAGGGATAAAAAAATAAGATATTTGCGAACACTTGTTTTAAAAGGTCGATATATAGGGCTTTTGTGGCGGTGCAAGTGTTCGCATATGTGTTATTTTTAAATGCGAACACTAAAAATTTAAGGAGTTTTTATGGACTTAAAAACGCAGTTTGAAGAGTATCAAAGATCGGGCGGCAGCTTTAGAAAGCTCGCCGAGGTGCTGGGTATAAAAAATCATACCTACGTGACGCTTGCGATCAACGGATGGGGAGATTTTAAACTCTCAAGCGAGAGAAAGGCCGAGGTAGAGGAGAAGATAGCGGCGTTTTTTAATTCGAAGCAGCTCAAAATCAGTTCGAAATACGACGAAATTTGCGAGAAAGCCGACATCATCCCGTTTAACAACACGATAACCGTGATAGCTAGCGTAATAAAGGCCGTGCGCCAAAAGGCCCTGATGAAAATCACGGCCAAAAGCGGCACGGGCAAGACTACGGCGCTAAGAGCCGTATGCGCTGCTATGCCTCAAAGCGTGATGATAACCGCATACGACGGCATAAGCAAAAAAGAGATACTAGAGGAGCTAGCGGAAAGTATAGGCGCCAAACCCACCTCAAGATCGCAACAACACCTAATGAAAGCCATAAAAGAGCAGCTAAGCAAAGGCGGCAAGGTGATCGTGATAGACGAGGCGAATTTCTTAAGCGAAAAGAGCTTGGAGCAGATCCGCCACATACAAGAGTGCGCTCTATGTCCTATCGTGCTAGCGGGCACCGAGGCGCTGGATCTGCAAATAGCCCGCTCTCACGAGCAAGTAGAAACTAGGATCAGAAAGCCCGCTCACGCGCTAAGTAATTTCGGCGAAAACGAAGTGATAATGCTTTTTGAAAAAAGCGGAGTAATGATCTCAAACGAGGAAGCGGCTATGGTTTGGAAAAAGTGCAGAAACCTGCGCGAGGTCAAATATGCGCTAGATGACCTACTGGAGCTTTACGGCGGAGATACTAAAAAACTAAAGGACGTGCTATGAGAACGCAAACGACGCAAGCAAAAAGGCTGGAGGAGTTTATGAGTAGGATGAGGGAGAAGGGATTTGAAATGAGAATAAACGCTAAAGGCAACGTATGGGGCATCAGGCGCGGCAACGGCTACCAAGCCGCAAGAGACATGATAAGGGGCAAAAAGGCCTACTACTCGAGGGATTATTTTAGGCAGGTCGGCGCGCTGATCATGGAAAAAACCAGCCTAAGAGTCGTCGATACGGCGGCGTAAATTTGGTTTTACAGAGCTCTATTTTTAGGGCTCGATAAAGTCAAATTTGAAGAAAGGAGAATGAATGAAAGAGATTCAAAAGCGCGTCTATGTAGCTACGCCTTACGGCGCCCTAAAGTGCCAAGACGATATGAGAGATTATCTCGCTCAAAACATCGCAAGGCAGGAGTGTATAAAGATAATGCACGCAGGATACGAGCCCGTAAGCGCGGTGCTAGAGCTATCGGGTAAGCTTGACGAAAACACTCAAAGAGAGCTAGCCCTAGAACTTGGGCTAAAGATGCTTGAAGAGTGCGATCATATATACGTCTGCGATCATCCGGACGTAAAAGACTCCAAGGGCATAGCAGCAGAGCTTGAGTACGCCAAAAAGCTAGGCTTAAGCCAGCTAAAGCTTAATAAAAACGGCTCGGCCGAGCTGGTGCTTTGGATGTAAGGTGCTAATCGTAAGAAAAGCCAAGGCAAATTTGCCCGTTTGCACGATCTACGGATACGTTTGCAAGCTCAAATTTGCGATGAAATTTAGCATATTTGAAAGGAGTAAAAATGATGAAAGCCGTGTCGATGCTAGCGGGTATAAGCCTAGCGCTAAACGATACGAGTACATTAGGCGGAGCGCCGACGCTAACGCCGACCAAAACAAGAAGAAGCAAGGCGGCCTTTGCGAGGAGCCTCATAACAAACGGCTCAAAGCACAAAAGCCAAGAAATAAGAGCAAATAGAAGAAAAGCAAAAATAAGGAGCAAAAGATGGAAATAAAAACATTTACAGACGTAGACAGCGCGCTAAAGCGCATTTGCGAGCTTGAGGTGGCGCTTGCCGATATAAACGGCGAGATAACCCTAAAATGCAACGAGATAAAAGACTCAAGAAAGGCGCAAGTAGAAAAGCTCGATAACGAGAAAAAATATATCGAGAGTCAAATAACGGCGTTTTGCGAGGAAAACAAGGCTGAATTTGCAGAAAAGCGCAGCAAAGAATTTACCTTTGGAAAGATAGGCTACAAGCTAAGCAAAAGCGTGTCCTTGCCGCGCATAAAAGAGAAAGTAGAAAAGCTCATAAAGGCTCTAAAAAGCTATAAGCTCGAGGAGTGCATCACGTACGAAGAGACCATAAACAAAGACGCTATCGTGGAACTAGGAGACGCCGAGCTCGTTAAACTAGGTCTTAAGCGCGTCGTAAAGGATAACTTCCGCATAGAAACCAAGATAGAGAATTTGCAAAGCGCAAACGTCTAAATTTAAAGGGCTTTAAGCCCTTTAAAAAGCCTTTTAAACGATATTAAAGGCTTTTTAAAAGGTTTAAATTTAAGGAAAAACAATGGCTATTTTATTATCAGTAAAGCCCAAATTTGCAGACATGATACTCGACGGCACAAAACGAGTAGAATATAGAAAGGCGTTAGCGTCCGTCGCTAACGATAGGATATTTTTGTATGCCACGGCACCGATAAAAAAGGTAGTCGGCGAGGTAAAAGTAAAAAGAGCCGATAGATGCGAAAACAAAGAAGCGGTGTGGGCTTGCTATTTGGACTGCTCTGGAATTACCAAAGAAGAATTCGACGAATATTTTAAGGATAAAAAATATGCTTCTTGGTATTTTTTAGAAGAGCCGATCAGATACAAAAAACCTCAAAACATAAGATATTTCGGAGTAAAAACAGCTCCTAGAAATTTCGTATATCTAAAGGATACAAATGCCTGAACTGGCTCCCGGTATCGCAAAATACCAGCTCGTCCAAAGGCTAGCCAAATACGGCATAGAGGGGATCATCGATGCTAAGCTTTTAAAATGGGCAAAGATAAACGGTATAAATTTGCATTTCGTATTTTCCCACCCCGCCGCAAAGCAAATTTTCGAGCTAAACAAAGAAAACATCAAGGCCAAGCTAAGAGAGTTTTGGGCTGATAATCTTGTCGCGATCAAGGAAGCGGGCATAATCTTTCGCGAGATAGACTGCGAGGCGATCTACCGCCTGCCGCGCGATACTAAAGCCATGCAAGAAGAAAAGAAGCCATACGAGGAGCTAAGTAACGGTAGCTTTGAGAACCGCGCTAAAGATCCATCCATAAGGCTAGGCTTTGAGCGTATAAGAAAGCGTATCATCGCCGATCTAGAAAGCGGGAAAAGTGTATACGCGGGAGACGCGATATGAACCTCGCCACTCTCTTTTCAGGTATCGGCGCGCCCGAGTTTGCCGCTCGCGAAGTATTTGATAATGTAAAAACGATATTTGCCTGCGAGATAGATAAATTCGCACGTCAAAGCTACCAGGCCAATCACGACGCCCCGATAGTTTTTTATGAGGATGTTTGCGATCTTGACGCTAGAGCTTACGCCGGGCAAATAGATATTTTGATCGGCGGCAGTCCTTGTCAAGACTTTTCAATCGCAGGGCAACGCGCAGGCGAGGACGGCGAAAGAGGCAACCTGATATGGCAATTTTACCGCGTGGTTAGTGAAGCGCGCCCTAGCGTTTTTGTCTATGAAAATGTCAAAGGGTTTTTGTCAATCAACGGCGGCAAAAGCTATCAAAGATTTTTAGATGCTTTGCGCGGGCTAGGCTATCACTGCCACGCCGAAATTTTAAATACCAAAGACTACGGCATCCCACAAAATAGAGAACGGTTGTATATCGTGGGGTTTTTGAACGCAGACGAATATTACGCCTTTTCTTATGCGCCCGAGACGGGCTGCGGCAAATTATCGGACTATCTCGATCGAGATGTCAATGAAAAATATTTTCTTAGCGACAAGGCCCTTGCGTATTTCCAGAGCAAACATCCAAAATTTAACGGCAAATTTGAGACTAGAAGCGGAAATGAAGGTATCGCGACCACTATAACAACGAATCCAGGACACCGCAGGACGGACACTTTTATCAAGGTCGTCGGCGAGCTTGACGCAAAAGGAAACGAGAGCATAAGGCGCATATATGATACCTGCGGAATAGCTCCGACGCTGACTACCGCAACGGGCGGCGGACATACGCCAAAGATATTGCAAAAGGCAAGAGGTTTTAATCAAGGATACGAGTTGGAGACATGCCCTACGATAAGCTCGAGCGGCTTTGAGCGAAACAATCTTTTAAAAGCCGAGCGCATACGAAAACTTACTCCGCGCGAGTGCCTACGTTTACAAGGTTTCCCCGAAAACTTTAAGATCGTGACGAGCGATACGCAAACCTACAAACAAGCGGGCAACGCTATGAGCGTGAATGTTATAAAGATGGTATTTAGGCGGGTTCAAAAAGCCAAAGATAAACTATTTAAACTAGGGGCGTGAGATGAAATACCACAGATTCTACAAAACCGCGGCGCAAGCGCTTCGTAGCCTTGACGTCCACGTCGATGAAGCCGTGGAATACTACGGCGGCCGCGAAGTATTTAGATCTTTGGCACAATGCCGAAAAGCCGCGTGGCAGACCGAAGAAGCCGCTAGAGCCGATCTTTTGACCGAGTTGCTCAACGAAACCGACGAGCACAGATTTAGGCAAATTTTAGACGAGATAAGCGACGAGGAGTAAAAATGAGAGAGATTGAATATAGGGTTTGGGACAAAATCGAAGGAGAGATGTATATCGTAGAAGAGATAAATTTTACTTTTAAAACGGCAACGGTCATAAAGAGAAAAAACGAAAGGGCGCTTAGGGTATATTTTCATACTCGCGAAGTTAAGCTTATGCAATACATCGGCTCAAAAGATAGAAACGACGTAAAAATTTACGAGGACGACATCATCCGTCACCATAGCAACAAAGATAAAACCGACTACATAATCAAGTGGCACGACGCAAGCTTTGGTTTTATCGCAAGGCCAATAAAAGAAAAGCCTGGACGTCCGCACCTAAATCAAGCCACGATGCTTAGCTATGAAGTCGTCGGCAATATCTACAAAAACCCGGAACTTTTAAGAGGGGAGTAAAAATGACCAAAAACCAAGACGTCTATAGAAAACAGCTACTTTATAGGATACACACTAACTCCTTATACAAGGAAATCAAGCGCAATCACGCGTGGCAAGACTGGCTAGAGCTGAGATTTGGCGTCGAAAGCTCAAAGGATCTTAGTATCGGCGAGCTAAATTTGGCGCTTGATATACTGCTTGGCAACGTGCCCGATAGGCTTGATTTTAAACCCGATACCTTGGGGCGAAATTTGGTCGCAAATGCGCGCATAGACGCAAACAAATCAAGCAAAAAACAAAGCGGCGAGGCGGATAAAAAGATAAGCCGCAAGCAGTTTAATCTCATCGCGGCCAAGGCAGCAGAGCTAAACATGGACGAGTTTTCTTTGATGAAATTTATCGCTAAGCAAACGCGCGTACTCGTGCCTAAAATAGATCTTTTGCCAAAGATAAGGCAAGGGGACGCCACAAAGATAATCACCGGGCTTGAAAAGATAATTAAATTTAAGAAAGATAAAGAGGTTAAGCGGTGATCTGCCCTAAATGCGCCTTTGAAAAAACAAAGGTGATCAGCACCATAAAAAGCACCGTAAACGAGAGGTGGCGAAAGTGCCCGCAGTGCGGAGCCACGTTCGTGACGGTGGAGATAGTAAAAATAGACGACGACTTAAAAAAATACGTAAAAGAAATTTTAAAGGAAGACGATGAGCGATAATTACGGCGGGGCTGACACGCCCCGATGTGCTTTAGGTGGGTCGAGAGGGCTGTTACTCCCCGCTGCAAGGACGGATTTTATTCGTCCGCGGAGTAAAAATAGATTTGATTTTTTAAACGCTCCTAGTATCGACGAGCTTTGCGCTCTTGAAGATAGGCAAATTTTACTCCCCGGCTTTTTGCTAGAAAAAAGCATAAACATAGTTTGGGGTAGAAGCGGACTAGGCAAGACGTGGCTATGTTTCGCGCTAGCCAAGCACCTATCTAAAATGGGCTTTGAGAGCGTATACCTCGATGCCGATAACGGGGCCCAGCTCATAAAAGATAGAGGATACGACCGCGTCATAAGGGAGCTTGACGGGTCTATGACCTACGTAAACGCAGATCTTATGGACGATGCTAAAAGCGGGATGAGCGATATTTTTAAATCCATCGAGGATAACGCGGAAAAAGGCTACGATAAAGCCCTCTTTATCCTAGATAGCCTCTCGTTTTTTCTGGGTGAAGACGTATACGACGAGGCAAAGATTCATAAACTCATAACCTTTTGTAAGCGTATAAGAAGAGCCGGCGGCACGCTCATCGTGATAGCTCACGCCACCAAGGCCGGCGGCAACATAAGAGGCAGCAGCTCACTCATAAATAGCGTAGACGAAGTGTGGGAAGCTACGACTATGCCCTCAAAACAAGGCGAGCTAAATTTTATTCTAGAGCCTTATAAACGCCGTTTAAACGTCGAAAAATCAGCGTTTAATATCCGCTGCGTCGAATGCGCTTTAACGCAAACGGATCCCACAAGTCTAGAAATCTCTCAAAAAGAGCTAGATAGAGCTGAAAATATCAAAGAGATTTTATCGGGCGGCCCCCTTAATCAAAACAAAATTTATAAAACTCTTGGCATATCAAAAGGCGACCGCGCGACGCAAAGAACGCTAGAGAGGTTTTGCGGCATATACTGGGATAAATTTAGCGGCGCGGGCAATAGCGTGAACTATAAACTGATATAATAAGGAGAAACGATGAAAGGCTTTAGGATGGATAATTTAAAACATTTTGATATATGTATAGGGCTTATACTGGCGCATTTGGCAAAAAATTTTCCGACTAAAATCATATTGAGAGTAGACGAAATACTAGCCCTCAAGGATAAATCCTTTGAGAGCGTAGACGCCGAGTTCGTTTGCGAGTGCATAGAGTTCTTATACGATGAGGGTTTTATAGTTTATTACGAAAAACACGAGGCAAACGGCGGCCTATATTCTTTTGCTAGACTAAGCCTAAAGGGGCTTGTAGCCTTAAAGGCCGAACCTAAAACGCTAAAAGAGGGCGAAAGCATAGGCGACAAGCTTAAAGAGAGCCTTACTAGCATGAGTTTTGATGCGCTCGGCGACATCGCTTCGGGTCTTTTGGTAAATTGGGTTACCAAAGGGCTCATGTAAAAAACAAACCAAAATGCGAACACTTGTTTTAAAAACTCGAAATAAAGGGCTTTTGAAGCGGCGCAGGTGTTCGCAATCTTAAAATTTAAACCTGCGAACACCTATCTTTGAAACTCTTTTATGATTTCCTCTTTTAGATAATCATTGATATCTTTTGCGAGCCTAGGCTCTAAATTTCCGCTACCGTCCACGGGTAAAAAAGGACGAGCCGGGATATGGACGTTTCTATGCCTGCCGGCTCTGGCGGTGCCGAATTGATGCGTAAGCCCGTAAGCAAATCCGCCGCTTGAGCTATTGTTTGAGACCGTAACGCTCTTTGCGCTAGCTCTTACGACCCAATGCCCGGCAAGCGCCCCCGAAAGCACTAAAATTCTCCTACTGCCGCCCGCGCCAAATACGCTTAAAAAAGACTTCTTTTGCTTTTTTTCGTTTTTATAGTAGGCGTTTTGCCTGCCCCGTTTGACGTTTTTTATCCCGCCGCCCCCGAAATTTGCAAAGGCCGTAACCGACGATAACGGCTTCCATCTTTGCCCGAATGGACTCGTTTCGTTTTCAAAACTTTCCATTATGGAGTTTTTTATCATGCCGCCTATCGTGTTTAGCTTGCGCCGCATTCCCGCTTCATCCAGACTGGATTCTAGTGTTTTAAGCTTTCTTTGGATCTCTTCAAGGCCTTTTAATTCTACGGGCATCTTTATCCTTTTTTGTGGTATAATACGTCTAGAAATAGCCAAAGATGGCGTCAGTGAGTGTAGTACGAACGTGCCGCCCAAAAGGCGGAGCGGCTATCGCGGGTTCGACTCCCGCCTTTGGCTATTTTATCTTTATTATAGTTCCCTCTCTCAACTCTTTTTCAAACTCGCTTTTTAGTGTCTTGTCAAGTGTTATTACATAGTTGCTTTGCTTAAATTTATGGATTATCTTGCTGATTTCTATCGGGATCAAATTTATCTTGGTTTCGTCCTTGTCGTCGTCAAAAACGAATATTATATTTTTATGCTTTTCGCGAAGATCCGCGTAAGCCTTGGCTTCGTCATTTAGCACCGATACGATCTGCTTTATCTCCTCTACTCTAAAGGCGTGAGCATAGGCTTCTTTACGCTTAGGACTTGCGTGCGATAGGTGCTTTTTTGTTAATATTATGCCGCCGCTATTTACGTCCAGCCCTAAAATTTTACTTGCGGCATTTGCGATAGCTTCGCTCAAAAGCCCGACTTGCACCATATTTATGGGTGTTTTAGGATCGCCTTTGACGATGATTTGTTCTACGGCTTCATCAAGCCCGCTTTGCCATACGTATAGATTTCTTTTATGCTCGAGTTCGCCCAAAAAAGCCTTGGCATTTTCGTAGAAGTCCTCTGAAACGGCTTTGTCTTTTAGCTTTTCTACTTTGTCCGCAAATACCGCATCAAGATTATCCGTTTTGCCTACGTTATACGCCCAGTCCGGATGCGGCTCTACGCTCGGGATATTTTCGGTAACGCTCCAGCCTCTGCTTTTAAGCTCTTGCTTCGTGTAGGCTCTTGCTTTGCAGCGGCAGTTCCAAGCATTTGGCGGATAGTGCGTATCCCAAAACGGATGGTCTTTAGGCAAGACAACGCCGTGCAAGGCTCTATGCGAGGCTCTGGTTTTGCTATCGAGCACGGCAGTGTAGCGTAGAAACTCGGCGTCCGAGTTCATCGCCTCTTCGTATGCGCCCACGGCGTAAGCTACGCGCATATTGGTGTTATAGATATTTTTAAGCCTGCGAGATCCGACGTAAATTTGTTTGATTTCTCCGGTTTTGGGATCCTTGGCGTCTACGTTTCCAAGCCAGCCTTTTTTAGCGAGAGTGGGCAACAAACTTTTCTTCCACTCCTCAAACCCAAGTCCGTTTTCGGCCGCATACGCTAGGCTTTCTTGAACGTCTGAAAGTAAATCCAGCTTCGTGATCTTGGCTACGGTAAACGCCCTATGATGAGCGCCGTGCATGATCTCGTCGTAATCAAAATGCACTTCGGGGCGCTTTTGTCTGAGATATTCGACTACCTTTGCAGGCTCGGCATAAAAGTCAAATTTCACAACATGCCTTTTGACTTCGCGGTCCGGCAAAGCCGGCCCTTGCGATGAAGGGCTTCGCCCTTTCAAAACCCCTAAAGCCCTGCCTTGCGGCGGGTTCCCTTTTGTTCATTTTTAACTTAGCTTCGCGCCTGCTACTCACAACATCCCTTTTATATGCGCGTTTGCGATGATCTTCTCGAGCGTATCCTCGATAGCGTCAATATCCGCGCCGGGAAAAGCTTGCAGCATATTTTCATAAACTTCCTCGAAACTATCCGCGTTTTTAACGATATCCAAGATGGCTTTTTCTATCTGGGCCTCTTCGTCTTTGGTGTTTGCGCTAAAAGCCGCCTTATCTATCTCGTCAAGAAACAACCGCTTTTCTTTAGCGTTTTTTTCGAGTTTAAAATTTGAATTATTTACAGGCTCCGGCAGATCGAATTCTTTAGCCATATCTTTTGGGCTCATCTGGTAGCCCATAGGATGCAGGATGGATAGCACCTGCGCGCGCTGGAGTAGATCGCTATCCTTTTCTATCTGGATATTTAAATCGGCTTTTTTGCCGAACGTCTTATAAAAATTTTGCACTTCTCTGGCGGCAAATTTGACGTCGCCGGCGAGTATCTCTTTGCGGTTATAGTCGTGTACCTTGCTCATCGCAAAGCTGCCCGTCGAGCTAATGTTGGAGCTTAGCACGGAGCCGTTTATGACTTTCGCTATTTCGCCGTCGCAGTAGCGAACGAACTCCATAAAATCGGCCTGAGATCCGCGCCCCTCTAAAACCTTGACCGTATCGTTTGGTCCAAATACCCCGTATGAGCCGCTACGCAAGTTTTTAAATGCTTCGGCCATAAGCGAGATAACCTTTTCGTCTCCGCTGGCACTATTGCCGATAAGAGGCGGCACCCCTAAAAACTCGGTAAATTTAAGATACTGGCTTAGCACGTAGTGCTTGGCGTAGACTATCCATAAAACCTTTAGCAATACGGGCTTTGCCGTGATAGAGATATAAAAAGGGGGCTTAGCTACGACGTCCTTGCCTTTGACGTTTAGATGAGGCTTGTTTTCCTCAAATCGTATAAACTCCCGGTCCACTTTAGACACACCAAGCGACGCGTCGTCTTTTAAATATAACTCAATCAAGCTAAAACCGAAAACTCTAGCCTCGACGCTTGCTTTTATGAGCTCTTCTATGTTTTCATTCTCGTCTTCTCCCAGCGAGTGAGTAAAGAATTTGTTTGTGATAGACGATATTCTTTTTTCGCACTCGGCGCCCACGGAGCTATCTTTGTCTTCGATCAGGCTAAATACGGAAAACATCTCTTGCTGGTTTTTGGTTAGTAGCGCGGCTCTAATCTTGCCGCTTGAAAGCTCGCTATAGTTTTGAATATCGGTTTTTGAATAATCGCCTCTGGGCCGTAGCGACCCTAGCATATATTTTATCGCGTCCGTTTTTTTCACTTTATATCCTTTTCGTAAATTTGCGTTTTAAAACGTTTTTGCGCCTTTTTGGTAGTCTTACTCTACCTTAAACGGCTTTTGGCATTCTAAACGCTCTCTAACCGCCTTAAAATTGATTTTTATAAATCGGTTTCGGCTATGCTTTATCTATCGAGCAAATCCTTTAGAAACTTCTCCTTGTCTTTTTGCTTTTGAAGTATCGCATTAACCTTTTCGTAATCGAAATTCGGAACCTTTGCTATACGCCAAGCCATCTCAAGACTATCAAGCCCGTCGTCGTGAGCCGATTTTGGATACGTATCAAGCTCGTCTATAAAGATGAGCGAGTTTTTATCTATCAAAATTTGAGCGTTGTTTATCGGCGGAGTAAGGCTATCGATTCTTAGCTCTTTGGCTACCGAGTTTTTAAGCTCTACGATAGGCAGATAAATCCCTAGCTCGCGAGCTTTTTTATCAAGCATATCTTTGAAAAACTCTTGAAACTGGATCGTTTCTATGGCTATTTTTAGCGGGCGATTAAGCGCTAATATGCCTAGTGCCGCTTGAATTATTTTGTCTATCATAAGCTCTGGTTTTAGTTTGAGCATTTTTACGCTTGCGTAAAATTTGCCCGCCAAATACCCAAGCGTAGCAACCGAGAAATAATCACCCTTGCTTTTGCCAAGCGCCGGGTCTATGCCCATATAATACGCGTCGCAAACGGGCATAATATCAAAGGTTTCATAGCCACTAAAGCTCGTTTCTTCGCGGCTCAAAGGAGTGTTTTGGTATTCGGACATAAAGGCGGCTTTGGAGCTAATAAATTCATTCCAATACTTTGTCTTGCTTAGCGAGCTATCATCTAAAATAAACTCGCTCAAATCCGGCTTATCGGCGTCTATATTCGACGGAAACTCTCTAACCAAAGGATAGCTAAGCGTCTTAAAATCGCGCCTGGCTTCGATACGAAAAAGCAAGCTGTCGTAGTGTAAGGTAGTGCCTACGATGATGATATTATGAGTTTCGTCTCCCCTGGCGGGCAGCTTCATAATTGCCTTTTCAAACCAATTATAAAGCTTGTCGCGTTGAGCTTTGGTCTCTACGTTTTCGTCGTTCTCAAGGTCGTCGCCTATGATGAGATCGGGGCGAAATCCTCGCCAGTTTTCGCCTCTAATTTTCTTGCCCGATCCAAATACGCTAATCTTAAAAGGAGTATTTCCGCTATAAAAAACAATCTCCTCTTCCGTCCATTTATCGCCTTTTGCGATGCCGAAATCTTTTATAAAGAGCTCGTTTTCCTCAAATTCGTTTCTGATAAATTCAAGCGTCTTTTTGCTGAGCGTAATTGTGGCCGAGATGATGATGGCATTGCGTTTTTCTTGTTTAACCGCCGTTTTATAGATGGTATAAAGGCGCGATATTAAAGTAGTTTTTGCCGCGCCGCGGTAGGCCTTAAAGAGCAAATTTCTATTTTTGCGCGTTAGCTTGTCGGCGTTTTTGTAGAACTCTTTTCTAAAAAAGCTGGTTTCCGGAAAGCGCACGTGATGGCTAAAATAAATTTCTACCATCTGTAAAAAGCCGCTTTTGGCTCTACGTACGCGCTCTTCTTGTAAGGGGTCGCTTATACGTTTAAGCCCCTTCAGCTTTGCTCTTAAAGTTTCAACGTCGTTCATACCTTTTTACTCCGCAGCGGAGCCAAGCCCCGCTTTACGGGCGGAAGCGCAAGCGCTCCCTGCACCCACCTAAAGTTATATGTTTCGCTGCTCGCGAAACGATAATTAGCGTTTTTCATACCTTAAGCGTCCGTTGAAGTATAGCGTCGGCGTTTTGGGCTAAAAAGTCGGTTACGTGATCGTTTTTGCTTTTTTCGGCAAGGTCGGCTATTTCGCCGATCGCGTTTTGCACCGCCGATAAAATTTGAGCTTTTACGTCTGTTTTTAGGGGAGCTTTTAGGCGGTAGTACGCGCCGCTATACTCTTTGAGAATTTTTAGTCGTTTTTCGGGCTCCAACTCTTTGACCTCTTCAAAAGCGCGATCGAAGCTGTCTATAAGAGTGAGTATAAACTCTTCTTCGCTTTTTCTTATAGTCGCGACGTCTCTGCTTTTTGCTAGCGCTAAAGCGTCCCAGTCTACGCCCGCTGCCTTATCTTTGGCTTTTTTCTTATATATGGTTTGACGGGTCACGCCGTGGGTTTTAGCGATATCGGAAATCGAATAGCCCTTGATATACATATCTTTCATGTCAATATTTTTCATATATTTTTACTCCGCAGCGGAGCTAAGCCCCGCTTTATTTTACACCCATCGCTCGCATCGCTTACGCGATAAGCTTCGCTCATTCGCCTCCCGCACGGACGACGAGCAGTCGTCGTCCTCTGTCGGCGGTCGCTCACCCACCTAAAGTTATATGTTTCGCTGCTCGCGAAACGACAATTAATGTTTTTCATATAAACCAGCTCGTCTTTCGATCTAAATTTCTGCCCCCAATTTTATTTCGTAAAAAAATAAATTTCACTCTATATACCGCATATATAGAGTGAAATTATTTTTAAAAACCCATAAAATTAGCGCAAACGAAAGCAAAGCCGGTGCTTTGACAAAATCGGGAACCCGCGAAGCAGGGCTTTAGGGGTTTGCAAAGGGTGTCAGCCCTTGCCCGCAAAGGCGGACTTTGTTCGCCTGCGGAGTTATAAAAAGAAAGAAGGAGATATCGGTGGACGGCGTAAGAAGCAAAAACCTACTATCGCTAAATTATAAAGAAAACGAGCTCGTAAAGGTCTCGCCCGTCGGAGAGATAACGGGTCTTGACGGACGCGTATTTATGATCGACGGCGCCGCGCTACTAAAACGAATATCGTCAAACGGACTTCATATCCCGCTTGATGAAAACCACAGCTTCGGCGGCGCGCTTGGATGGTTTGACAAAGACAGTTTCGAGCTAAGAGACGACGGGATTTACGCAAAGCTAGAGCTAAATAAAAACGGAGCGGCCCTGGTAGGCGATAAAGTTTATAGGTATTTAAGCTCGGTCTACGATACCGACGGCAGATACGTAACGGGCCTTGATAGCGTCGGTCTCGTCAATAGGCCGAACATACTAAATAATACAATCAACTCAAAAGGAGAGAACATGAACGAACTCGAGGAGCTAAAAGCAAAATTTGAGGCCTTGCAAAAAGAGCTTGAAACGAGCAAAGCCGCAAACGAAACGCTAAAAGCGGAGCTTGCGGAAGCTAAAAAGCCCGCCGAGCAACCAAAGCAAGAAGAAAGTAAAGCAGGAAGCGAGGAAGCAAATAACGTCTCAAAGCAAATCGCCGAACTAGGCGCGAAAATAGCCAAGATGGAAGAAAATTTTAAAGGAATTTTTGGAAAGTCCGAGCTGGAGAAAAACGCAAAAGCGAACGCTTTAACGGATGAGCAAAGCAAGATAGCGCGGATGCTTGGACTTAGCGACGAAGAATATAAAGGAGGAATGAACTAATGGCGCACTTTGAGGAAACGGCGATCGGCTTTAAGGCGACTTTTCAAAAAACGTTTAACAATACCAAAAGCGATGCGGACGTACTATCTATGCGTATAGAGAGCACTGATTTAAGCGAGAAGTACGTATGGCTGGGCAACTTCCCTATGATGAAAGAGTGGGTCGGAGATAGGGATGTTAAGAAATTTAAGGACTACGGATACGCTTTAGAAAACGTGCCTTACGAGGCTACGGTAGAAGTGCCGGTTAACCACCTCGAATACGATAAGGTGGGAGTGTACAAGCCCGCGATCGAACAAATGGCATTTAACGCCAAAAAATTCGGCGCCGCTTTGACTGCAAAAATTTTGCTTAACGGCGAGGATACGACTAAGGGCAAATGCTACGACGGCAAGCCGTTTTTTAGTAACGCTCACGCCATGGGAACAAACACATACGCAAACGTAGGCACCGGAGCATTAACGCCGGACAACCTAATTGCGGCAGACGCACTGATGATGAGCATAAAAGGCGATAACGATCAAGCGCTGGGGGTAACTCCTACCCATCTAATCTGCGGCCCCAAAAATAAAAAACAAGCTATACAGGCAGTTAAAAAAGAGTATTTAGCCGGAGGGGAGAGTAATCCGACGTACCAAAGCTATGAGCTTTTGGTGTTGCCTGAAATAACAGATACCAGCTGGTATCTGATGGATCTTGGAAAACCTGTCAAACCTTTCGTACTGCAAGTGGCTAAAGACGGAGTATTTGAGTCGAGCAACGACTATAAATTTATGAAAGATAAGGCGCTGTTTGGCTGCAAAAGCTTTATGAACGCCGGATACGCGTTGTGGCAGCTTGCATACAAGAGCAGCGGCGTTTGATAGATGCCGCTCTCAAGCCGAACAACGACTAAAAAATAAGGAGGAATCATATTCATGGCGCACTATTGCATAGACGATTTTAGAGAGGTTAGCGATGGAGATGATAGAGAAGCTACTGCAAAGAGCGAGGCAGAGCCTATACAACCAGGAGGAGATCAGCCGGCAGCTTTGCCAAACGGCGATGAACGAAGCCAGGCAGATAACGAGCAACAAGGAGATACCGGAGGCGATGCTGCTAGATCTAGCGATGTTTCGCCTGAAACTACACCTGAAGACGGCGGAGATAGCGGATTGGGAGGTAGCTCTGGCGAAGGAGGCGATCAGGCTGGCGCAAAGCCTAAAAAGTGAGGACGGTAAGCTAGGCGTTTGTGCGCACGGGCAAAGAACGTCCGAGTTTGACGACCCGGGCGAAAAGATATGGCTTAAATTTGGAGAATAAGAGATGAGGCTAAGAGAAGCGATAGAAAAAATCAAAGAGATATTTCCTAAAGCTATTTGCATAAACGGCATAGAAACCATTAAGCAAAACGGTCTTTACCTGGTATTTGACGGTTGCGAGGCCATGTCGCCCGCGATAGACTTAGCCAAATTTGCTCTCGTGCTGGCGGCAAATTCGCTCGATAGCGATAATTTTGCGGCGCTAAGAGAGCTTGAGCAAATCAGAACCGAGCTTTTTCGCTTCGGCGCTAAATACGGCAAAAACTACTATAAACAAACAAAAGCCGCAAAATTTGAAGGTAGCACCTTGTATCTATATGCGGTAATTTTTGAGATAGAAATCAACGTCGTAGAAATAGATTAAATTAAAAAAGGAGAACAAAAATGGCAAATGAAAAAATAGCAAGACTAGCCACTGCAACAGTGAGCTTCGTCCCGCAAGGAAAAACAGAGGCGACCGTGCTTGGGTATCAACAAAGTGTGAGCCTAAACCGCACAGTTGAGAAAAAAGAGCTGCTTTCAAACGATGAGAGTTTGGGCGAAAGTGTCATGGAGCTTGAAACAAAGGCTGAATACACGTTCAGCACTGAGATCGGCGACATCAGCATACCAAATTTGGCACTTTGCTTTAAGGGTCTAGTCGAAAGTGAGACGTATGCGGCAGGCGGTAAATTTTTCACTGGCAAGACCATAAAAGCAGATACCGAGCAAATCAAGATCGGTGACCCGGTGCTCAAAGATACAAAAATATACATCGCCACCGAAAACATGGCAGCAGGTAGCTTTACAGTGGATAAATGCGCTCCGCGCAACTACCCTGTAAAATTTAAAAAGATCGTGCCGCAAAAACTATCAAATTCTTTGGGAAAGATCATTGTCGATGGTAAAAACCTTGCAATCGGCAAAGCTCAAATTTTAACAATCCCGCTTGTTAATCTTAGCTTCGAGGGCGATCTGACGGTTAGCGGCTCAGACTTTGCAAAACTATCACTCAAAGGCAAAATATTGCGTGCTGCGGGCGAAGAGCTATTTACATTTATGGACGAAGAATAAGGAGACAATAATGAAGACTAAATTTCCATTTGAAATCAACATCGATGAGGCTAAATTTAAGCTTGAATATAGAGAGCTAAAAAAGAGCGAAGCTCGCGCTCTAAATGATGAGCTTGGCGGGCTAAAAGACACAGTGGAGACTATCAAAAACCTAGAACGCGAGATAGCACTTCTCGAAGAAGCCAAAGAGATCAAAAAAGAGGTCGCTTCATGCCTAGAAGGCAAGGCGAAAGCAAATGCACTCCAAGATGTGCTTGGTATCATCGATGAAATTTCGACCAAACAAAAAGAGATCAAGGAAGCAGATAAATTCAAGATCGATGTCGATGAGACTGCAAAGAAGAGATTTGATCTCACGCTAAGCGGTGAAGATGTGGAGGCTTTCAAGGCTGAGATCGAAGAAAAAGGTCTCAGCTACATCGATGTGATGCGTGCCATAGATACCGTGATCGAAAAGGAACGCTCAAAAAAGTAGAGCGCATCCTTGCTTGCGTGCAATCTCAAATGAGCCCAGATGAATTTGGGCTTGATTTTTATGAGACGCTCATATTGCGGGGACTAGGTATCGCTCTAGTCGTGAGGCAGGGGCTAAACGGGGCAGTCTTTGAGTGCGATAGCCTCGTGCTACAAACCTTTTGCAAACGCTTCAAGATAGATTTTTTATGGATGTTTGAAGTTTCAAAAAGATATGTGGCGATCATGAGCAAGCAAGATTAAATTTTAATGGCAGATTAGGTAACAGGAAAAATGGCAGATAACGACGTAAAGATAACCATCACCATAAACGGCGAAACGACAGAGCTAAAAGCCGCCAAAGCTGACGTTGAAGATCTAGCCAAAAATGTCAAAAAAGCAGATACCGCTACTGCTGGACTAAAAGACTCATTTGCCGCGCTCGCCTTAAAAATAGGCGGGGTTGCGGCTCTCACGGCTGCATTCAAAGATCTCGTAAGCACCGGCTTTGAAGCAAACAAAAGCTTTGAAAATCTCCAAATTCAGCTAACTGGTCTCATTGCCGCCAACTCCTCAAACGTAAGTTCTATGGGGCGCGTTTTAGACGCTCATGAAAAATGGAATTTAGGTATGGCTGAAAGTGAAAAAATTCTAAATCAGCTAAACGAAACCAACGCAAAAACAAAATTTACGCTTGAAGAGATCACCGGGGCGTTTAACATGTTTTATGCTACATCTGCCGGGCAAGGTAGCCGTGAAAAAGCGGTGCAAGCGATGGATAGTATCGCACTTGCCGCGCAAGCTGTGGGCAAAAACATCAACGATCTAACCCCTATGATGGATAGTCTAGCTACTGGCACTGTCATAGCCGCTTCCGAAATGGGCTCATTCATGAAAATAGTTGGGCTTACCAACGAAGAACTCAAAAAAGCAAATGAAAACGGGCAGGTGTATGACTATCTCATTGAAAAGCTGGCTAAATTTAAAGAGCTTAGCGGCGAAGCAGGAAATAGCTACGAAGTAGCCCTTGGTGGGGTTAAAAACGAAATCACTGAGATAGCGCGTGAGCTAACTAAGCCAATGTTTGAAACTGTCACCAAAGGCCTTAATGACTTTGGCAAACTTATAAAAGATCATAAAGATGACATCATAGAATTTGGAGAGGATGTTTTTAGATCATTTCAACTCATTGGCTCTGGCATCCTCTATATTGGCGCCACAGCTGCAAAGGTGCTCCTAGCTATCCCGACAGCTATTTTAAGCGGTTTCGATGTGCTCACTCTCATCATCGAAAACAAGATCAACGCCGTCATCAAAAACGCACAAGAAGCATACAATAGCATAGCTTGGCTTTGGGATGGAGAGACCACATTTGGGCGCGTAAATTTTGCGACCAATATTTCAAGTGGCATTATGGAGGCGTATAAATCCGTAGAAGATACGCAAGAAAGAGCTGCACAAGCTGCAAAAGATCTATTTAATGAAATCAAAGAAAACACCCGTGCCGCCGCCAAAGAGACCAGAGCTGCCACAAAAGATGTCGGTGAGTCTTTGCAAAGCTTGCCACCAAAGATAGAGCCCGTAGCAAAAGCTGCCAAAAAAGCCTCAAAGGATATGAGCTCATACAACAACGCCTTGCGAGAAATCGCACGCCTTGGTATGAGCGAATATGAGAAAAAACTTGATGACATCGAGCATAAAGAAAAAGAGTGGCTAAAAGTTGGCATTGATAAAAAAACAGCTGCCAAAGCAAAGGCGAAGCTATTTGACATCTTAGAAACTGAGGAAGCAAATAAAGTGCTAAAAGAGCATGCAAGCTTTCTTAAAGAGCGCGAAGAGCTTGAGAAAAAATACTACGAAGCTATCGGCGAATACGAAAAAGCGTGGGCGATCGAAAGCAAAAAATATAAAGAAGAAATCAAAAAATTAGAGCTCACGGAAGAGGACGCGAAAAAATACCTCGAAATTCAAAAGAAAAAATACTTCGAGCCTTTGACAAAGACGGCAAAAACAGCTTTTTCTGACATCAAAAACAGCTGGGCTGATACAGTATCGACGATGTCAAAGACTGTCGAGGATGGTTTCTTTGACTTTTTCATAGGAAAAACGAAAAGCCTAAAAACCGCGCTCAAAGACATCGGCACAAACCTCATGCGTGATCTCATCAGCCCTTACGCACGCACGCTAGCACAAGGGCTAGCTGGTGGCTTTGGCTCATTTTTGGGTGGTGGCTCAAATTTAGCACAGCTTGCCGCTGATCTTGGACTGAAAAAAAATGATAGCGGTGGCTTTTCAGGTCAAGTAGGCGGCACTGATGTGGAGCTTTCAAGCACAGGGCAAATTTTGCGCGGTGCTTCTGCTCTGGATAAAGGTACGACAAATTTACTCTCATCCATTTCAAACCTCAAAACAGCTTATGACACCTTTACCAAAGGCTTTGGCTCGCCGTTTTCAAGCATAGGCGGCTATCTGATGAACAACGGTTGGACAAGCTCAGGGGCGTTTTTCAATGGCATGGGTGGAGGCGTGAATTCACTCTTTGGCACAAACTCGATGCTTAGCGGCACAGCTGGACGCGGTGCAGCACAAGCGGCACTCAGTGGCTATGGCAGTCCATATTACAGCGCAGGTGCTGCTACTGGTGGTGCGCTTGTTGGCGGGGCTGTGGGATATGGTATCGGAAGTGGGCTAGATAAGATGTTTGGAGCAAACACCTATGCTCCTCAAACTGGCATGGTAGCTGGAGCTGCTGTGGGTGGATACGCTGCACTTGCTGGATCGCTTTCAGCTGTGCCAGTATGGGGCTGGATAGCGGCTGCTGTCGTGCTTGCGATCGGTGGTATGATAGGAAAAAGCAAGATTACCGACTGGGGCTACCAGGTAGGCGAAAATTTAAATCTTGGCTTGATGAAAGGGCTTGATAGCAAAGACGTCAATAACTGGAAGGAAAAAACTAAAAAAAGCTGGTTTAGCAAGAGCACCTCAAATCAAACCTCGCCGATAGATAGCGAAACAGTGAAAATGCTATCTAGCTATGTCCGCACCACATCCACACTTTTGAAGGAATTTACTGGCGGTGATTTTACCTTGCCAGCGCGCACGTATAATAAGCGAACCCTCATAGATGAGGGCTTTGGCGGTGCGCTCATTGCTGGGGTGATGGGGCGAAAATTTGATAAGGCTCTAAGCTTTGGAGGCAACGAAGGGGAGCTTGAAAAAACATACCGCTACTGGATGGAGCAGGCAAAAAAGGACAAAAAAGAGACCTATGAGCTACTTGCGGAGTATGTCGGCAAGATAAATTCAAACATCAAAGCTCTAAAACTTGAAAGTCTAAGTAGCGAGCTTGAAAAGATGAAATTTGCCAAAGACGAAGCCATAGATGCACTTAAAACGTTAAATTCTGGTTTAGGTGCGCTTGGCAACGACTTTGACTTCGTCGGTCAAGATATGGCAAAACAGATCGAAAAAGCATATCGTGAGGCTCTCAAAAGCGACTTTTCAAAAGAGAGCGTGGATCGCTATCAGGCACTTACAGAAGCCTACAAACAAGCCAAAAAAGCCCAAGATGACTACACCAAAGCTATTATCAGCTTTTCACAGCAAATCGCTCAAACCCAAAGTAGCTTTTATCAAGCCGTGGGTAGTGATACGACCATCCTTACTTTGCAAAACATCTATACAAAATTTAGAGTTCTTTCGGGCAGCCTTGCTGGCGACATTGGCAAAGATCGCCTAAATGAGGTCTCAAAGCTAGGTAGCACCGCTGATCCGAAGGTGTGGGCGGAGTATTTTTTCAGGATGAGCTACCAGCAGATGCAGGAATTTCTTTCGCAAGGCAACACCGAGCTACGCAAGGAATTTTTGAATCTGATCACCGAGCATAAGAATTTACTCACTGCAAATGGCGGCAATGAGGTGTGGCTCAAATCCCTCACCGGACTTCAAGGAGTGATGAAGCAGATCGAAGCTTTGAAACTGGCTGAAAAAGCTCAAAGCACGCTTGAAATTCAAAAACAACAGCTCGCAAACCTCAATCTGCAAAAGAGTGCTATCGAGAAGCTAGCCAGTATGGCTACCAAGATTCGAGAAACGGTCATTGACAATACAACAAGCCAAATCAACTATATGCTAGCTCTTCAAAGGGCACGCGAGGCATACGCAAAAGGCGAATATGACTCCAAAGCATACGACGAGCTTAATTCTGCTATCACAAAACAGCAACAATACCTAAAAGATACGTCTGCAACCTACGCCGATTATCATCACAGCATGCTAAAAATGGCAAATGAGGTCGAGGGCGTAGCAAAGGGTGCGTCGTTGCAAGATATATCTGAGCAGATCAAAAGACTTGATAAGCTTCTAAATAGTGCCAACAATAGCTATGAAAGCCAGCTTGCAGCTCTCAATGAGCAAAAGAAACAGCTAGAAATAGACGCTCAAAATCAAATCAATACGCTTTGGAAGCTTCTTGGTGAAGGAAGTCCAATAGCAGCCTATCTTCAAGCAGTCAAAGACGCCATACTCTCAGGCAAGCAAGCCCCAGCGTATGGCGGAGGCTCTATCTCAAATATCGCCACTACTGCCACCACAGCAAACGGAGCATTGCTCACAAATCAGCTAGAAAAAGACATCAACAGTATCTACCTTTCAACCATAGGCAGAAGCGTAGAACAAGCTGGGCTTGATGCTTGGGTAGTCAAAGCAAGGGCTGAAAATCTATCAAAAGAACAGCTCAAAGCCCAAATCGAGCAAACTGCAAGAAATATCACAGGCTCAAACGACAGATCTGACTGGCTTGAATGGAGCAAGAAAAGAGGTTACAAAGCCTTTGCGGATGGTGGTATCGTCACACGCCCGACCCGTGCTCTCATAGGAGAGGCTGGGTATGACGAAGCAGTCATACCACTCAAAGACGGACGTGGTGTAAAAGTAGATATGGATGGAGCGATAGGAGCGCTTGCAGCAATAACAGAACGTATCGAAAAACTCGTAACAAATATCGAGAGAAATTTAAGGGAGGTAAATATGAGGCAAAGAGAGTCAAACGACAACGGAGCGCAGCTCGTGAGGGTGGTGTCATGACAGTATTAAGCAAAGTCAATTTTACGCTGACGCAAACAAACGCGCCAGCTGACAGGGAAAGAAAATATAGCAAGGGTATGAACGTAGCAGAGGATGAAGTGATCATCTACAACGAGCAAAAATATAAGGCTGCAAAAGCTATTTCAAGTATGCAAGAGCCACCAGATCGCGATATAAAAAATTTCACGAACGTGGGTGCGATAAATAAAAATGCAATGATCGATAGCTTCATAAACACGCAGACCACAAAAAAGGACGGCTCGCCGCTAATTTTTAAGATAGATACGCAAAGAAAGCGTATCAATTGTTTGTCGTTTTTCAACATAGACGCAGACACGCTCACGATCAAAAAAGACGGCAAGCAGATCTATCAAGACAAGCTCCTGAAAAAATCAAGCGTGAGCTGGTGGGAATTCTTTTTTGAGAATGGAAAAGAATTCAAAAAAGACACCATCGTGAATGTCCCTATGCTCTTTGGCGAGTTTGAAGTGACACTCACGCCAAATAAATTCGGAGCAAATTTGGGTCATCTTAGCATCGGTCAAAAGGTCTTCATCGGATACACTGAGCTTGGGTGTGAATTTGGAGCGATTGACTATTCCAAAAAGCAAAAGAACGAGTATGGCGACATATCAATACTCAAAGGCAGGGCTGCAAAGTATCTCAACACCGCAGTGGTCGTGGATACCAAGCAGATCGACAGCAAAGATCAGGTGCTCATGGCTATCCTTGGAGAGCTTACGACCTTTATCGGGGATGAAAAGGATCGAGGCATCAAAAGCCTCATACTCTTTGGCTTCATAAAAGACTATTCATTCAAAGTCACGGGAGAGGAGAAAAGCAGCCTAAATTTAAATGTCGAGGGTGTCGTTTAAATTTAGGCTAGGCAATAGGTGGGCGTTTAAACGCCCTTTAACAACATATTAAATTTTAAAAAGGATAACACATGGCAAAACAAATTTCAAAGATCAAAGAACCACCAACTACGAGTGATCCGCAAAATTTCGACGCAAGAGCGGATGAGTTTGTAGCGTGCTTGCCAAGATTCGTGACAGAGGCGAATGAGCTAGCAGTAGAGGCAGAGGGCAACGCAAATGCAGCCCAGAATTCAAAAGAGGCAGCCGCAGCCAGTGCCGAGCAGGCGGGGCAAGCAAGAGACGCAGCCGCCCTGTCAGCTCAAAACCTAGCCACTGCCGTAAATGACGCCATAGAGTGCAAGCAATCTGCTGCAAAGAGTGCGAACAATGCAAAAAAGAGCGAAACGGCGGTTAGCGAGATAAAAGACGGGCTTGCTGATGCACTGGATACGCTTGAAGCGATGAAGAAAATCAGCAAAGACGGGTTTATAGACGATACGCAGACAAGAACGAATTTGACGTATTCGAGCAAAAAGATCGATAGCGATTTTTCAAAGACAGACCACAACCACGATACGGCTTATTTATCTATCGAGAAATTCAACGAATTTAATACGAAAATCGTCAAAAAACAAAATAATCTCGATTTTATGGTTAATTTCTTGCAAGACGTTACGGCAGACGGCGTAGCCGTAAAAATAGACGATACGAGCAATTCGGTCTACTCTTTTGTGGAAGGCAGCGATCTTGTTTTGCACGTGGATAACGGAAAATATTTTTATATAGGCGCAATGGGGTCAGGCAGAACTATCATATCGGACGAAATAAAAAATCCAAACCGCAAGAATATATTAAAAAGACATCAAGACCTCGCCCCGTACCCAAGCGCCGAAGTTTTATTTTTGTATAAAATCGGAGATCTGCTTTATTTTAGGAGATCCTCATTTTTTTATGTATACAACACAAAAACCGAGGAGTGGGTCGAAACAAATAGCAGTATGGGGGACAGTCTTGATAAAATGGAAAGAATGCATTTTATAGATCCAAAATTCGCCGTCACAAGGCACTATTCCGGGTTAAAAATCAAAGGAGTAAACGGAGGTAATTACATAAACCTTGACTACGCGTATAGTACGGTAGTAATAATGCAGGACTACTTAATCGAAATGAATGATTCGGCAAAAACGGTTAAAGCCTACAAAATCGTAGTCGAGGGCGGCAATGCTTCAAAAAGGCCTATAGACATATCTCAGGTTCCTTATCATGATTCGTATATTAGTCTCGCTCCCATCAGCTCTCACTACTATGACAGAGGGACCAAGTATTATAAGAAAGACGATGATCTATACTATCTAGAGACATTTGAGGATGGCAGCGTACGTGGCTATGCTCTATACAAAAACAAAGAGCGACTACCTATACCAATAATGCCGCAAAGCAATGAAAAACTATTTCTAGCCCAGAGAACTAGATTTTTAATCAATGTTTATATCGGTACAGACCAAACCTATACGCGCATGTACGATATTACCGGAAAAGGTAAAATCGTAAGGCTCCCCGTAGGCGTTCTATGCGCAGAAGAAACCGAGCAAGGCATAAGGATAGCATACGTACCGCGATTGCCTGCCGACGGCAAGCCGCGGACCTTTTATGAGGCTATATTGCCGTATGAAATTTTTAGTAACGAGGAGTAGCCGATGAAACCAACCCCAAAACAATGGCTCCAAGTAGCCAAAAATTTCATCATCGAGCTTCCGCTTGAGATACTTGCCTTTTTCGTCGTGCCGATCGCATTGCTTTTTGCAAAAGAGAGCGACGATCATCTGCCGCGATGTTTTCGCTGGTTTGAGGATGCGGACGACTACTACGACGGGCAAAGCGCGGCCATAAACGGCGACGGCGGATGGAGACGGGATCACTTCCCGCCGCCTAAAAACCGCACTTATTTCGCTCGTCTTTGCTGGCTTTTGCGCAATAGAATAGGCTACTTTTGCGTCAAATACCTCGGAGTCAAGACAAGCGAGATAGACCCTGCCTCCATCAAAACGTTCGGAGACCCGTCCATCACGTCAAACGGCGGCGCATCAAACTCATGGTGCAAGGTAGAGTGCCGCCTCAAAGACGGACGGGAGCGTTTTGGATACTACCGCACGATTAGGTGGTGCAAACGCTTTTACGCGAGAATCTATGTCGGCTGGAAACTGATGGATATAGCCGGCGCAAATCCCGAAAATTGGCACGAGTTTATCGAAGACGGCGATAAAAAAGTGCTTAAAACGGTTTGGGCATTTCACCCCATGAGAAAGGTCAAAGAATGAATGCATCGACAAAGAAATTCGCGATTATCGCGACGGCCATCCTAATCATCACCGCCGCAATAAAACTGTTAAAAGGAGCGTAAAATGGGCTTTTTAAATATCAAATTTCTAATATCCATTGGTGTCACTTTACTAATAGCTCTAGGCGGCGCAGGGCTTGAAATTTGGCGGCTAAACGGCGCAGTTTCAAGCGCAAAAGCCGAGACCAAAGATGTCAAAGACAAGCTGGAAAAAGAGCAAACGAAGCTAGCCCTCAAAGAGGCGGAAAGCCAAATTTACGCGGCAAATTTAAGCGAATGTAATTCCAAAATCTCTGCGCAAAACGAAGCTATCAAAAGCATAGCTCTAGATATGAAAAATATCCGCCAAGGCCAGGCAGGGCTAAGAAAAGAGATACAAGCCAAATACGAGAAGATGGAGCCTCCGCCGAGGGATAGCAGCTGCGAGGAAAACTTAGCCTATTACGAGAGGCTATTTAGGGGGCTAGGGAAATGAAAAGCAAAGCGGTTAAATTTACGCTTATCTGCGCTGCCGCGGTTATACTTTGCGGTTGCGCGGGCAAAGAGCCCCAAATCATCGCCCGCACCCAGTACCAAGACGTGAATAAGCCCGTGCGCTGCGACGTGGAACTACCGCCAAAGCCAAGCTTTGACGAGAGCGATCCATCGACCGCCGGAGCAGTAGCGGCATATCACGAAGAGGTTGAGAGGCTACTTTTGATGTGCGTAGGAGAGAAAAGATGAGCGAGCTAGTCATGAGGAAATTTAGAAGCTTTAGGCTCACCAAAAAAAGGCTGATCGAGATAGCCTGCGCGCTCATCCTGGCTTGCATATTCGGGGTCGACAGATGAGTTTTATAGACAAAGAGTACTGGTATATATTTTGGGTTGTGCTTGTAGGCTTTATCGGGGCGGTGCTTGGACTGCTCGACGAGAACGGTAGGCCCAGGAAAAATAGAACAAAGAAAGCCTTTTTAGCCGCGGCCGCAACGTCTGCGTTTTTATGCTGGGCGACGTATGAGATAGTATTTTTCATTTCGCACGCCACGCCCTTTTCTCTTGCCATAGGCGGCATCATCGCCTTTATGGGCGGAGACTGGGTCAGACGCAAAATCGACAAGGCGGCAAATAAAAAGATAGAAAGCCTAGGCGGAGATAGCGGTAGCTTGGCAAAGAGCGAAAGCGAAAGCGAATACGAAGAGGAGCTAAAATGAGCTATGAAGAGATACTGGAGAGTATGCAAGCAAAGCGCACGCGCTGCGTCGTTTATACTAGAGTGATGGGCTACCATCGCCCGGTAGAGAGCTTTAACGTCGGCAAAAAGGGCGAGCATAAAGAAAGAGTGAAATTCAAAGAAAGGATAAAAAATGAAACTGATCATACGTAGATACAAGAACATCGATGACGGCACTATCGGCAAATTTGAGCTAGTAGGCGTAAATACCGTGCTGATGACGGGCTATACGCTAGAGTCCGCAGGACCAGATACCACTGCAAGGGGCAAAGATAGGCGCATACCGGCGGGACTTTATAGCGTGGTTTGGCACAAGTCGCCAAAATTTAACCGCGTGGTGCCGGTGCTATATAATGAGCAAGTACCGAAAGATCGCTACATAGAGATACATGCCGGCAACTATCCAAAGCATACCGAGGGCTGCATCTTGGTCGGAAAATGGGCGAACGACGAGGGAGTGTTTGAGAGCGTCAAAACGCTAGAAGCTTTGCTTAGTTTTATCCAGGGCAAGGATTTAGAGGTGGAGATTTTAAACGAATTTGGATAG